CACCGGCGTCAAAGGTCAGGTCGATGAAAGCAGCACCGGTGTTAGCGGAACCGACAGCACCGAACACACCAGCGAGGCTGGCCAGCAGATCCTTTTGCTGCTGGAAGGCGATGTAAGAGGCCACTTTGTTGCCGATGGCCTGCATCGGGTCATCGCCGGAAGCCAGCTTGGCCAATTCCCGAACGCCCCACGCACGGCCGCGATGCAGGAACACACCGCGCTGCTTGTCGGCGGTGATGTTGCCAGGAGTCAGGCTGCCGGAGTCGCTCAGGACTTCAGCATCGCCGCTCAGGTTGGCATCCCAAAAGGGCACGTTCACGTAGTCGCCACCGTCACCACCGTTCAGGGCAGCGAGGGGCTGAACAACGCCAGAAGCGATGAAAGCGTTTTGAAGGGTAGTGGCCTCTTCGAGATAGGGGGTAAAAATCTCGGGGATGACCACATCAGACCGCACAGTGGCAGCCATGGTGTTCTCCAGGTTGGGGGTTTACAAAGGCGGCCAACAGCCATTCAGGGCGCCAACAGCTACCCGTTACCTGTAAGTATTCCGCTGCGTGTTACTTACCAGCAGCGGCTTTAAGGCGTGCGTACAACTCAGGATCGGTCTTGTAAATGCGAGCCTGTTCGGTGAGGTTGTAGTGCTCCCGACTAAAGGGGTTCTTGCTGCCAGCCGGTAGTTCACCGCCGCCACCAGACCGGCCAACGGGTGCGCCGGTGCCTTGGGGCTTGGGTGCCTTGAGGCGGTATTGCGGCAGGCTGGTGCGTGCCCAGTCGTTGATGGGCGTGCGCTGATAGCCATCGACCACCACGACGGTGCCATCGGCTTCGCGTTCGATCTGCTCAGGCTTGAGCTTCAGGCGAATCACCTCATCGGGGTCATGCACCGTGTCCGCCAATGCAGCGACAGCAGGGCCGATCAGCTTCAGCTCGCGGTTCTCCGCTTCCAAGGCATCCAGCCGCTGCTGCAGTTGTGATTCGCGCTCACGGAACTGCGCTTCGAGGGCTTGCCGTGCTTCGGCGTATTTGCCCTGTTGCTCCAGCTGCGCCTGCTCGTGTTCCTGCTTGAACTTGATCAGCCCATCAACGTCCACACCATCCGGCAGTGCCCGCAGCTTGTCTTTGGCCTGGCCGAGTTGTCGCTCTAGCTTTTGGTTGTGCTGGATCAGGGACTCAATCTTCGACTGCAGCGCAGAAGCATCAACCGAGGATTGGCTCGGTGATTCTTGCTGATCGAGATCGTCAGACAAAACAGCAACAAACGATGTATCGCTGAAAGTATAACTAGCGCTCGCTAGCGGCTCAATTCAACTGCTGGAGGTTGGCATCAAGCTGTGCGGCTTGTGCATCCAAGCGTTGTGCTTGCTGCGCTTGTGTGGCTTCAATCTCGGCGTCCACGTTGAAGTCGTCGTAGAGCCACTCACCGTCAGCGAGCTGGATCAGCAGCGTTTCTTGGGTGATGTCGCCGTTCATGCGCAGCTTGATCAGCTCTGCGACGTGGGCGGGCTCCAGCGTGCGGGCCACGAAGTCGTTGTTCACCATGCTGCTGCCGGAGGTGGGCAGGTTCAGGTAGGCGGCGTGGAACTGCAGGCAGCTGTCGATCAGGTTCTGCAGGCCGATGGCCACCGCCTGGAGAGCGGCGTCGCCTTGGCTGCGTTCAATCGCCTTGGATTCGGCAGCTTGGTTGGTCATGTTCTGACCGAGCACAGCAGCCAGACCTAGTTCCGCGATTTGCTTTTCGATGCGGTCCAGCTCAGTGAAGCGGGCTTGATAGCTGGTGCCGGTGGGTTCGGTGAACTCAGCGCGGGCATCCACGGGGAAGGCCATGGCCGAGTTGGGGCCAGCCTCTAGCTCATCGACTTCGGCAGGCACACCGAAGAGGTTGTAACGGGGGACTGCAGCGACGTGGAGGATGTTGGCCTGATCGGATTCGCAGCGGTAGGCCTTGAGATTGAGCCAGGCCACCTCTTCCAACGGCGGGGTGGATTCGAGGATGCCGGTGCGGTTGGCATAGGCCACCGCAAAGGGGATTTGATCGAGGGTGGTGGTGCCTTCGGAGATCAGCTCCCAGTCGCGGTTCTTGGAAGCTTGCTTGCGGTAAAGGCGGAAGCGGCCGATCTCCAGCACGCGCACCTGCTCCACCAGTTCCTCGCCGAACTCGCCGTAAGGCACGACCACCTGCTCGCGCAGGCGCAGTTGCGTCAGCTGCTGGCTGCCGTTCACCACATCGGTGCGCCAGCCGAGGATGTCCCGAGGCGTGTAGCTGACCCAGTACGGGCGCTCGAAGGTGGTCACGGGGGTGTCATCCCCTTCATCACCACGGGGGAAGTCCACCAGCACACCAACGTGGCCGTAGCGGATGCACTTTCGCGCCAGATCCTGCAGGTAGACATTGAGATCTGCACCGCTCAGATCCACGTCGTAGAGATGCTCCTGGATCACGTCAGGCACGTTGTCCAGCCGCACCGGCTTGCGGGTGAGCATGCCGGCCAGCATCTGCTCTAGGCGCAGGGTGTAGGGCGGGCAGACGGAACGGGCGAGGCGGGCCTGATAGCTCTCGTCGTCTTCCTTCGGCTCCTGCGGCAGGTAGCGGCGGCCGGCCGCTTGCATACCGAGGGTGCCGAGACTGAGCTGCTCGATAAGCCGCCAGCGCGGCTCCATGCGCAACCACGGAATCCCAGGATCGTGAACCTGCAGATCCTTGATGGTGGTCAAGGCGAGGTTCAGATTGGTGGTGGCTGCGAGGGTATGCACGGCGGCTTCAGTGATTGAGAAGGATCAAAACTGCGGCTACCGATACGGAAACCTAGTTTCCTAGGTTTCCGGCGCTACGTGGTCAGAATCGCCTTGCGAACGGCATAGCGAGAGATACTCAGGCGGCTGGCGATCTTGGTCTGGCTCAGGCCTGCAGAATGCAGACGACGGATGCGCTGCTGCTGGGACTCGGTAGCCCAGAGCAGGAGTATGAGCGGGAAGAGCAGGATCACCGCCACCCACGCGAGGGTGGTTGTCATGGCAGTGATGAAATGGTGCGTCGGTTGACCGACTGCTCAACACTAGCCTATCGACGTGGCTAGCGCCAGTCAGTACAGCCGCAGGCCGCGCACCGCCTTGCCCGTCGTGCTCTTCCAAGGATGCACCGGATCGAATACACCGATCACGCCATAGGACAGGGCATCCCAGCCGTGGTCCCAGCCGCCTTCCTTATCCGGCATGTTGGTGCCTTCCTTAAATGTCAGGTTGCGCAGGCTCTTGATCGTCTGCTTACAGCGCGGGTGGATAAACAGACGCCGGTTGCCATTGGCATCGCAGACCATGGCGTTGATGGCATTGCGCTTGTCGTCTTGCATGTACGGGCGCTTGTTTTCTGAGACCCAGAGGCCACGGCTGCGGAGGATCCCGTGGTCGGTCTTGCCGCCTGCCGAAGTCTTGCGGGCCTGGCCAGTCGGGTCGGGGTAGACGCGGATCGTGCGGTCGGGGTAGCGGCGCAGCAGTTCGGAGGCAGCCTCATCCGTATGGGTCTCGCGGATATGGATCTCGTCAAAGCAATGCAGCTGATCGCCAACCTTCTGGCCGATGATCCAGTGCATGGGTGAGACGTTGAAGTCCGCGCAGACGATCAGCTCACCGCCAAGGTCGGCTAGGTCGTCGCGGATGTTGTCATCGCTGAAGTCAGGCACCACACGGCCAACGAGGTTGACGAAGGAAGCCTCGTATTCCTGCGAGAAGGTGCGCGGGTCAAGGGTGCGGCGTGCAGCTTCAATTTCATCGGCACTGACCTGACCGCCTTGGAGGGTGTTGAAGGTGAAGGTGGAGGCGTCCGGGTCGTCGTCGGCGGCATCCCAGGCTTCCGCAAACCAGTTCAAGCCGGCTGGCGTGGTGGTGAACCAGGCCGGGCCTTGCTGATCGGAGAGGGCAGGGCGGAGCACCATCGTCCAGGCGTCTTCCCGCACGTAGGCGGCTTCATCGACGACACAGCCGGAGAGGGATACGCCACGGAGGCGGTCGGGGTCTTCTGCACCCTTGAGAAAGATCGTGCTGCCGTTGGCCAGGTGGACGGATAGCTCAGTTTCGTTTTTGTGGGAGAAGATCTCTG